CCACCAGGGGCTCATCGATAACGAGGTAAACAGAAACCCCTTTCTCCACATTGAGTGCAGAGATCGGGTCGGCGGCAATCTTCTTCTGAGAGAGGCGAACCTCCCGACGAAAACGATTGGCCGTCTTATTCTGCTTGGTCGTCATGTATGTGTTGCCATCAGTCGCAGCGTAGGTATTCGAAGTCGCGCCCATTTGGGTGCGCGGCAGAGAAATCGCAACTGCATTGACAGTAACACTTTGAGGGTCAGCAAGCATTGGAAGCTCCTTTTCTTGATAGTACGTATCTCTACGTTCATTATTGAGGTACTACAACTTGGAAAGACCTAGGGCTCCCAGTATTGCAGCTTGATTTAAGGACAAGTCGGAGGGCTTGTCCCAGCCGAAAGGATTGCCGACGACGCGCGTTTTACGATGCGCGCCGTTGGTCAAACTGGCAGTCTGACGGTTTAGCTTACCGCTCCGGTTCGCAAAGGTTACGTACCTCACGAATCGGGTGGTCTCTACGGTCTGCTCGCGCATAACGTAGAAATAGTCGGCGGCGCAGTGGTCAGCGACCCCTGCGGAAAGGTTTTCAAGAACCCCGCCTATATTAGCGAACCAGTCGGATAACCATGTCCAAGGTAATGCCTTCCATATTTGATATGGACGGGGCAAATTTATACCGTACATTGCCGCCAGCAAGCTCTTCGACAGAATTGAAGGGCCTACGTCTGGCAGGTGATACCGGAAGCGGGCCGAAGCCCACACCCGGTCGGTAGTCCTAGTCATGGAAATAGTCTGTGGGACCGCTTGGTAAAACTGGGTAGTAAGGACCGGGTATGAAGATGCCCAATCGTCCACCCAAGAAGTACCACCGGATACATTGGTCGCGTTGACCATGTTTACGGAAGTTCTCACAGGCTTGCCATTATTTGCGATTAGCCACTGTAGCCGCCGTTCCACCTTGCGGTGGACGTCGATTAGGGACCTAATGTCTTGAAACAAGGGTCTCCAACCGAATTGGTAGCTTAAGTAGGCTTTGCCATACGTTTTAGGGTTATTAAACCCGTGACGTAACATGCGCTCTCTTAGCATTTCGGGCAACTCACGAAGCTCGTATAGGGCGTTAAACCCCTCAAAGCTAGGTTTCGTCGGCTTCATACGTCGATAAGCGTCTGTACCCCACGCCGACCCGTCCCCTGGGGGGATAGGGAGGTCGTTGGTGTTGGCGACACTGAAACTGCCTTCATAGCGTTCGTTCGGCCCTCCGGCCATTCGATAATGTGTTGTCGGTTCGGTACATGTAAAAGTTTTGTACTGTCCCGTCTTCACAAACGGACCACCAACCCAAAAGTCTTTCGAATCTAAATCCGCCCACCCTCGGTGACCGAAGGTGGTTAGATCAGACCGATCGTACTCAGTGTAGTGGTCGCGCCACGTTGGCACGTTATAGTAATCATACACTTGACCCAAATGGGCTCGTTGTAGAACTAAACGCGTTTTCTGTGTCAAGACATCGCTCCTTTCGAGGGCTGGTTGTTACCTAGGGCGCACCGTGAGG